CGCCCGTGGGGTCGGATGCAGGACCGGACTGGAGGTTGTCGAGACTGCTCAACAGATCGCGGATGCGGTCATCGAGCGTGATCCCCGAAAGGTCGAAGAGATCGAGCGCCGCCTTGCCGGAGGCGAAGGTCGATCGGTCGTTCTGCGGCGAGGTCGAGAAGGTCTGGACGAAATACGGCCAGACGTCGATGTGCCCGGCCTTACCGCGCTTGATAAGGTTGGGGTATGCCCACGATGAGCCCCGGAGGGGGGCACCGCGTTCGATCAGCTCCTCGACGAGCTTTAGTCGGCGCTCGCCTGCCTGCATCCAGGTGTTGACCCACCAGCCGTCCGACTCCATAGCCAGATCGGTCGCCTTGCCGAGCAGGACGCCGTTCATGACGCCGGTCGCGTCCTTGGAGTGGTGCCAGTCGATCGGTCGCTCGGCGAACCACGCTGGCTTGATGTCCGTGCCGGCGTCGAAGAGCTCCCCGTCCAGGTCGCGGCCCTTGCCGTCCTCGGCGTAGCCGAACGTCTTGGCCGAGAACGGGCCGCCGAAGGGGATGGCCAGCAGGCGGCGAGGGCGCTTGCCGGCGATCCAGTCGGCGATCTCGCCGTCGCGCAGCGGCTCGGCTTTCATGGGCAGGAGCGTCTTGTCGTCCATCTCGGTCCTCACTGGATTACCGGCACCCAATCGAGGGTTCCGTTGGGATGCTCTTCTTCGAGTTCGGCCTGGTCGAGCGTGTAGAAGTTGCCCATGCGGGCCGCGCACACCTCATCCGCATCGCCGTCGATGGCCTCCACCATCCCGACGCCCGCCTCGCCGTAGGAACCGAGAGCGGCCTCGTTGTAGGCGGTCATGAGCTCGGTTCGACCGATCAGCTCGGCGCGGTACTCGTCGAACGTGGTAGCCGACTCGATCAGATCCCCCATCGCAGCAGGCGAGAGCCCATCTCGTACGCCCTGGTCGATTAGCCCCTGGACGGCGTCGCGGGTGGTCCGGTTGATGTTCGTGATCCTCGCCCCTCCTTTGGTCAGCACGGATGCCAGGACGCGCTCGACGAACAGGTCCGGCTCCGCGATCGGCAGCGGCAGCGCTTTGCCCGCCGGCGCTGGCGTCTTGGCCGCGGGCAGGAGCTCCCGCACCTGGGCGGAGACCACACCAGCGATGCCGCCCAGGTGCGGCAGCAGCGCCGACCGGAGTCGGTTGTCCCATTGCTTGGCATTCCACCAGGCCGCCTGGTCGCCTGGTTTGCTCGCAAGGTGCGCGCTCTTTGCACGCACCTTCTCGGCGATCTCTGCTCGCTGACCGACGAGGAACTTCGCCACGGCGGCCCGGAGGCGCGGCTCCATCGTCTTCTCGACGTGGGCCCGGAGGCGCGTCATGCTCACGCGAATCGGCGCGGCCTTGCCGGTCTGGCCCCCCGCCGACGTCTCGCCGGCGGCTAGCGACGCGGACGGGCTGGTGCTCTCCGGTACGCGCCCCAGAGCCGCCTCAGTTGGAGAGGCAGTGGCGTGCGCTGCGTCGGCGCCGGCGCCTGGGCCGGCGACCTGGACCAGCGTGCCCGGGATCCAGTACTCCAGCCCCAGCGGGCCGCCAGAGGGCCCGAGGATCTTCGGGTCGATCGGGTCGATCCCGATCAGCCCGCGCCGGGTGTCGTTGTCCATCATCAGGGTCTGTGACTTGCCCAGGAGGTCGTAGCGGGGCGAGTCGTCGTCGAACTCGGGTTCCTCGAGCTCGAGGTGGAGATCCGCGCCGAGCTTCTGCCAGCGGTCGACGAGCTGGTACTGAAGGGTCTCCCAGAAAGCCACCAGCCGAGGATGCACGGCGTTCTGCTGGAGCGCTGCCTCGTCGTACTTGCGGACGTCGCCGGAGTTGAGGCCGGCGGGGGTGACGCCCCCGATCTGGGAGAGCGGCACGCCCCAGATGGCAAGGATGTCTTCCTTGCTCTGGGTCATCAGCTCGAGCAGGCCGATCTCGATCGGGGTGGCAGCCGTGCGCTTGAAGTCGACGGGCCCCTGGATGACGGTCATCTTCTTGGCCGCGTTCGGCGAGTCGGCGACCGTTCGCAGGTCGCGGGTCAGCTGCTGGTAGATGGCATCGGGGATCGAGCCCCCAGTCTTCGCCGAGATCACGCCGGCGAGACGGCCGCCTGAGGCGAGCGTGTCGGAGGCGTGCCCATCGGCGAGGCGGGACAGGGACACCTTGGTCATGGCCGCCTGGACCTTGCCGATGCCGAAGTGGCCGGCGATCGGCGGGGCGAGCTTGAAGTGCAGAACCTCGTCGAGGCGCAGCGGGATCCCGGTGCCTTGCGCATGGCGGTAGTCGAGCACCCAGCCGGTGAGGTTGCCCTGAGCGTCTTCCGCCGGAGTCATGCGGACAGGGTTGATGTAGAGCAGCGCGAGCGGGGTCCCGGCGAGTCCGTCTTGCTGGTCCATCAGCCAGAACGACGAGCCGGGGATGCCCATGTCCCGCGAGACGATGTGCCACAGCTCGCGCCGTGTGAGCTTCGAGCCCACGTCCAGGTTGGCCTGCGGCTTCTCGAAGAGGTCCAGACAGCGCCGGGCGGCCTCGCTGGGGTAGGTCCCGTCGATCTCGACGTCGTCCTGGTCCTCGAGGTGCCACTCGGTGGAGGCGAACTTGCCGGAGATCGCCTCTTCGGCGGCGAACACCCAGGGGTTGCTGAGGTAGACCTGCTGAGCCTGCCGCATGAACGAGTGAGGGTCGGCCTGCGTCGCGGTCCACAGCGGCGCGAGCGTCATCATCGCGGCCGCGCCCGGGCCCGTGACGGCCTTCTCGGGGGCGGAGACCACACGGCGCGGTAGCAGGATGCTCACGGCTTCGCCTCCGGCTCAACTACCGGCGGGGTGCGCCGGTCGATCATAGCGGCCAGCACTCCGGAGACGGCCGCGAGGAAGAGGAGCCCCAGCGGGGCGTAGATCAGGCCGAACCCAGCGGCGCCGAATGCGGCACAGAGCAGGACGAGTCGATCGAGGAGCTCGAGGGCCGCCAGGCGGGCGATCAGGCGTCTCATGCGTTCCCCGATCCGTAGCTGCCCCAGGTGTTGTCTCTGTAGCTCATCACGCCGTAGCGCCAGGCGTCGCAGGCGTCGTCGCCGACCTCGACCGGCACTTCCTTGAAGCCGCCGCCGCGCTCGGCCTGCCAGGCGTAGCCCGGGATCTCGCCCAGGAGCCCGCGGCAGGCCGGGTCGACCGTGATGCCGAGAGTGATCGCCTCAGCCACGGCGCCGATCCCCATCGCGACGTCGTTGTTCGCGGCGACCATCGGCAGGCCGGCGGCCTGGCATTCGGCGATGGCCCCGGGCTCGCTGGGGTCGGCGTAGAACATTTCGACGTTGTAGGCGAGCTTGAACGCCAGGAGCAGCGGGACCAGCTGGCCGACCGTCCTGCCGCGCTGGTAGATCTCGGCCAGGACCGCCAGCCGGCCGAGGCCCGTCTCGCCGATCACCTCGCAGGCGAACGGGTGGGTAAAGCCCCAGTCGATGCCGGCGTGGACGTGACGGAAGGGGCCCTCGGTGCTGCGGATCTGAGCGTCTGGCAGGGTCCAGATGACGCCCTCGGCTGCGACCCACAGGCCGCGCGCCAAGCGCTTGGCGTCGGCCGTGTCGCCCATCGCCGCCAGGCGGATCGGGTAGTCGTCGGGCAGGAAGGCATTGTCGCGCAGGTCGAGGTACTCGCGTCCTTCGCCCTCGCCGAAGTGCAGCTTCAGCCAGTGCCGCGGCCAGGCTGGGTTGGTGACCGCGGCCAGCTGGCGATATGGCAGGGTCTGGCGACGAAGGCGGCCGCCGACCATGATCCAGTCGGTCTCATCGAGCTGAATGGCCTCGTCGACGCCCGCCCAGTCCAGGTTGGCCGAGCCGATCTTCGAGGGCTGGTTGGTCGTGGGGTCATGGTCGAGGCCCAGGAACCAGATGCGCGACGGGTTGGCGCGATTGCCGAAGTCCACCCAGTGCTCGTTGGAGTTGCGCCGGACGATCAGCTCGGGCTTGGCGACCTCGTTCCAGAAGGTCCGCTCCGTCGTGAGCGCCAGGTCCTTGTGGACCTTGCGGATGATGGCCAGCTCCGCGCCCGGATGCGAGAGGCCGAGCCACCAGGCCTTCTCGACGAGTACTCGGCTCTTGCCCGAGCCCATCTGACCGGATCCCAGCAGCTCGGGCGCCTCGCTCTCGAAGAAGCGGCGATGCTCGGCGCTGGCCCAGGCCTGCGGGTAGGGGATGTGGACCGAGCCGCGTGGCCCCATGACGGCCAGGCGTTCGCGGATTGCCGCCCCGAAATCGAGCGAAGCCATGGCGGCCATCTAGTTGTGACTCCCGGCCGGAATCGCCTTGAACGTGACGAGCTCGTCCATGGCCAGGGCCTTACGGCGCTCGAACTCTTCGTCGGGCAGGCCATCGAGGGCCCGCACAATGACCCGAGCCACCAGGTCCGCCTGTGCCTCGATGAGCGCGATCGCGCGCTCGGCGATGCCCGCCTTGATGGCCTCCGCGGCGTACTTGGCCAGCCGGTCGCACCACTCGCCATAGAGCTTCACCATCGCCCGGATGTCTTCGCGGATGGTCACCACCTGGGAGTGAGCCTCGACCAGCTGGCCGTCGATCTCCACCGAGACATCTGTCGCTCGAGCAGCGATCTCTGAGGCCTTGATGGTCAGGTCCGTGCCGAATCCGGCGGCGCGCTCGCGCAGGAACGCGACGTTGCCCGCTGCCTCGGACACGAGGTCGAGCAGGGCCTGCTGCGGGTTGGTCTCCACAGGCCGCCCGAGGCGCTCAAGGGCCTGCTGGGCGGCTTCGGCGTGGCCATGCTTCTCACCATTGGGACTGGTGCCGCCGTGCAGCCGGCACTGGGCGGCGTGCAGGTGGTCCGTACCCCAGCCCTTTATTCGACGGCATGGACGCTCACCGTTGATCGGGTTGGTCTTGGCGCCGCAGTGCTTTGCAGGGTCGAATACGACCGGATGCTTCACCACGGGCCGGACAGCCGAAAGCGGGCGCTTGCCCGCGCCCGCCTGTTCGGTGCCGATCGTGTCGATCGCCAAGTTGACTCCCCGCGAGTAGGGGACCGACCGAGCCTCCCTCCACTCGCGACTCGCGGAGGCTCGGGTTGCGCCGGCGGCGCTATGCAGTCGTGGTCGGGGCGGCCCTCCAGAGCACGGTGCGGCGCGGCTTCTGGCCGAGCGTCTCGAGTCGGTTCGTCATCGGCGCCACGGAGACCTCCGGGACGATCTGCAGGAGGGCGATCAGCCAGGTCAGCAGGTTGGGCAAGATGTAGGTCTGGAAGAGCGGGACCACGATGCCGTAGGCCAGGGCGGCGAAGGCGGCGAGCTCAAGGTGAAACTGCGCGCCGGTCGCCGGGATCGTCCAGTTGAAGCCCTGGGCCGCGGCGAAGAGGCCGAACGCGGCGAGCATCAGGAACGTCTGCGCGGCAGCGGGGAGCTGGGCGTAGAGGTTGTGAGCGAAGTCGACGACGGCCCGGATGGCGTGGCGGATGGTCTGCACGGTTGCCTCCTTACGGCGTGAAGTACGCGGTGATGTCGAGGATGAGATCGGCGCTGGTGCCGTCGCCCAGGACCAGGGCGAGCGTCCCGTCTGCGCGCAGGGCGGACGTGAAGCCGTTGGCGAGCTCGTCGCCGGCCTTGAAGTTGAGGGTGGAGGTGTCGGGCTTGACGATCGGGTCCGGGCCCACCGCGACGTTGCCCTTGGCGGCCGCGTTGCAGACGGTCAGGTTGCCGGTCACGATCGCGGCGCCGGCCGGGATCGTGCCGCGCCCCGCGATCTGGACGCTGCGCGGGACGTGGGCGGTGAACTTGCCCGAGAGGCCGTTCCCGGAGCGGGTGTCGAGCAGGCGGACGGGTGGGATGGCGGTGATGTTCACGGCGGACCTCGGTGGACTCACGACGACAGGCGGGACGGGCGCGGGGCCGGTCCATGTCTTGCCGGTCAGGGTTTGGATGTCGGCGATCAGCGTCACCTGGCGCTCGTAGGTCAGCGTCTCCCACTGGAAGTCCCAGACCAGGACGTCGATCTCGTCGATGTCGTTGGCGAAGAACGCCGGCGTGACCCTGACGATGTAGCCCCAGGTCTTGAGGAAGTCGGCCATGGCGGTGTAGGTGCCGCCTGGAGTCGCATGGCCGCCCAGGACCGCCGTCGTCGTGTGGTCCCAGGTCTTCGCGGGGTACTCCTGGGCCGCCCGGATGACCTCGCAGGTGATGACGGACTGGAACTCGCTGCAGGCCTGTCGAATGGCGAGCTCGGTCTGCGGGACCTCGGCGAAGAAGAGCAGGTGATTGCCGCCCCAGCCGGCGGGGTCCTTGCGCACCCAGTTGTAGGCGGTCTGGGCGACGGCGCCTGGGCCCGGCGGCGTCGAGATCCCGGTGTATGCGTGGTACTTGGCCACGACCTGCGCGGCGGTCAGCCAGGTGATCTTGACCCCGAGCGCCGCGGCGGAGATGCGCCGGTCTCGCTCGATCGAGACGAAGACGCAGTTGCCCTCGACATTGTTGCCGAGCATGACCGTGTCCGGGTCGAGCTCGATGTTGTGGAGCTCGGTCGGTGGGGTCGGAAGCGCGACCGGGACGGCCAGAGCGCGCAGCAGCAGCGCGGGCTTCTCGGGGTCGCGCGGCAGTCGGCCAAGCTCCGGCTGCCAGCCTATTGGCATGCCGTGGGGACCGATGGCGTCAGGCATCGTCAGCGTCCTCTGGATACTCAGGTCGCTTGTCGTCGCCGAGCAATCGTCTACCGGGGAACAACCGTTCGAGGAGGCACGGCTGCACGATGTACGTCGGCTCGGCAGGCTTGACTGCGCCCTGTGGCGGGCGGACGCGGGCCAATTGCGCCTTGATGCGCTCGGCCTCTGCCCGGTGGTCTGCAC